TCAGGCTGTTCACCATTTATACTTCTCAATAATCTAAAGTTCATTACTCTCTCCTATTTTAATCTGGTAAAGGTCTTTTCTTAACTTAATAGAGTTATTTTTATAGAAATCTTCAACCCCACTGTAAAGAACTGCTTTATCTTTCGATAATTCCTTTACGATATTATACACTATTTTCGCATTTGATAACAATTTATCAGTATTTACAAGCCATATGAAGTAAAAATCATCAGTTTCAGAGTATCCTATCACTCCATTTCCATTTAATTCGATGATTTTGTAGTCAGTTTTAAAGAAAATGGCTAATTCGTCATCAACATCGCCTACACACTGTTGCGCTGTTGATCTAAAAATTTCACTGAATCTCTCTCTAGTCATAGATATTCCAATCATCTGTTCTCCCTTGATGTTGATGCTGACCTCTCATGCTTACTGGTCTGATTCTTCTAAAGAAGTGGAGAGCTACACTATCTGATTTGTCCGGGCTTCGTCCTAACTCTTCTTTTAAATCGTCCTTGCTTATGAGTTGAATCTTGCCACTTGTAGGATTGTAGAAGTATTTAAGTGCTAACAGTTCTTCTTTGAGTTCCTTATCGTTTGGTAGCTTACCGCCTTGCTCCACAAACTTCTTAAGGTTAAAGTACATCTCTGCTCGTTTGTTTTGATATACCTTTGTCTCTTCTGCTTTCATTGATACATTAGCTTCGACTACACCACGCACTCCCATTTGTAACAACTTATCAAATACACCTGCTCCTACTCCAATAGTATCTACAAACACTGCATCTTTTGCTATACCTCTTGAATAGTCATTGCTGATTACAGTAGCAAACTCCATAGTATTGTAGTTCTTGTATTCTTTTAATGAGTGGACCTTATGCCCCTCTCTAACGCTTGTAACACTTTTATCTCTACCATATCGTGCAACATCGGCTGCAATACTGCATACTCCTGATGTATCTACTCCTGTAAAGTCACCGTCCATTGCTGATTCGATATCATTATAAGCGAATAAGGCTCTATCATCTCCCTCTCTTGGTATCCCTAAATAGATATGATTGTATTCTTCTATGTCTCTTTCTTTCTCTTCTTGGATAACACTCATCATAGTGTCTGATAGATAAGGGTTTTCATCATAGTTTATCTTGCGCACTATTGAGTTCTTGCTTGGCTTCTCTATAAACTGTTGAAATACAAAGTCATTACGATGCTGTGGATTAAATAGAATGATTATCTCTGAGTGTTCTTTACGGATAGTAGGGCTGATTATATCCCATTGGTCTTTGCTGAGAGCGTGAGCTTCTTCTATGTAGCAAATATCTATATTCTCTGTTGATTTAATCTCGTCTACATTACGACTGATTCCCATAAACTTAAACACTGAGCCGGTACGCAAATGTCGTATTTCTGCTATTGTGAATTGAAACTCGTGTTGTATTCCCTCTTGATAGATAAGGTCTTTGATTAGTGTGTAGATTGACTGCTTGATAGAGTTTTGTAGCTGTCTTAGACAGAGTATGTTTAGTTTTACTTCCCTAGAGGACATCATTACATGAGTTGCAGCACTGTACGACTTGCCTGAGCCACGACCTCCATATAAGACTTTAATCCTGGAGGGTTTTCTCCAAAATGGCTTTAGTCCGTCTATGCAGGTAAGGCTAGACATCCTGAGTTTCTTCCAATAAGTCAAAATACATATTTATATATTTTAATACTTGTTCATGTTGCAGTTCAAACTTCTTTCTTGCTTGTGCTTTCACTTCATCAAGGTCGTCATAGATTTTATTAATAAGTTCTTCTATTGCTCTCTCATCCTTTCCCTCTTCTATGTCTAACCCATAAACAGCAAGTGTTGCTTCATCTCTAGTCATCTCATCATCCTTTATTCGTTTATCGCCTTATACAACTCACCTACACCGCTTTTAACTTCTAATACTCTACCTTGCTCGTTATCTCTCTCGTATAGACCTATATGTTTACTTAGCATGTCAAGTGCTTTTAATTTATCGTTTGATTTAACCTCTACCACCTCTGCAAAGTTCTCACCGTCCATTTTCTCTATGCGAGATTTCACACTATTTAATGCCCTTGCTGTCTTGTCATCTAAATCACTCACTTGCTTAAGAGAGTTTCCGTCAAATATGTTACGAATGTCAAAAAAAGCTATATGTTTAATCTCTTCAAGTATTCTATCGGCTGTTATCTCTAGCCTGTCTGCCCTCTCTGCCGTCATTTCATCTAGGTATGCTTTCACCTTGACATTTTTTAACATACGACTTCCCTGAGAATCAGCGGTCTTTTCACTATACCCTGCTTGAATCGCTGACCTTGTAGCGTTATAGTCAATTAAATACTCTTTACAAAAGATAAGCTGTTTTCCTGTTAATTTACTTTCAATTGACATTTTATGACCTTTTCATACAAGTTCTTGACATATTATAGCATTTTTACGCAAAGTTCCATGTGTTGTTGTTTATGTCGTTACACGCTTTTGATATTTTTTGCTGTGGTATTCCTGTTTCTCTTGATGCTTTTGCTTGTGAATGGTACTCTATTCCATTATAAATTACAGCCTTACAGTTTGCTTTCCCTGATGTACTTTTTCCCAGTCTTATATCGCTATTCTGTTTCAGCTTATTGTCTCTCCATGTAACCAATTGTATGTTATCAAGCGAATAGCTTTTAAAGTCATCTAATCTATCAACGCTCGGCGTTAGCAACTTGCAATATCCACTATTCGCCCACTCTTTATAGATTTGCTCAAAATCTCTTCTGCTTAATATCCATTCCTCTAATTCTTTAATTGAATAGCTAGGAGCAATATGGCTTCTTTTTTTAGAGTGGCTTTTTTGATGTCTATATATTGATGATATCAGACCGTCTTTAGTTTTAGACTTCTCTCTGCTTAATTCATTCTCACATTGTTTACATTTAGACCTGTATGAATTTCTCTCTTTTCTTGCATAAAACATAAATGTGGGTTTTACTTCTTTGCACCCTGTGCATTCTCTCTCTTTATCAGTTAGTCTAGCCATTTATGTATCCAGCTTCTATTGACTTATCAATCATAATCTTTAGCAATTCTGGATGTAGTTCTGCCTCATGTGTAAGTTCTGCAATATACCACTTCGTATTACCTACATCAAAATGGACAATATGAAGATGTGCCATTTTGTCTAATAAATACTCTTTCTCATATCTTAGTCCAGGATAGTCTTTTAGATTTGGAATTGTCTCGTCAAATAATGGCAGTCCTACTGCTACTACAACTCCCGCTGCTACTAATGCTTTTAAAAAACTTCTTCTATTCATTATGTCCTCCTATCCAATGGTGCGTGAGCTTCTGTCAATCGTCTGATATCTAACCTCAGTCCTGCATTTGCTCTAGTTTCTTTCTTTAGTGCTTTTTGTAATATCTTTACTTCATTACGCTTTACTGTTAGGCTTAACTCTAAGTCTTTGAATGTGTATGGCTTGGAGGATTGGTACTCTTCATCTTTTGCTGTTATCATCTTTTAGCCTCTTCAAGTTTTTTAAAAATTAAATCTCTTTCCTTTTTAGAACTATAAGAGATTGACAATCCATAATCACTAGGCTTTGTGGGGTTTGCCATACGCTCTATCACTTCTTTTACTTCTTCATCTATCACTATTTCTTTTTTCATCTTTTATCCTTTATAACTAAACAGAACATACCGAAATATGCTCCATTAACTATAAACTAAAGTTAAACCCTGCGTAAAAGCTTACAATGCTCTCATCTATGTCCAGTGTGTAACCGCCATAGGTAAGTCTATCATATTCACGCTTCTTTACTTCTGCACCTACTTCGATTTGATTTTCACCAAACTTGATAAGTCCGCCTGATCTTATTGCTGAGTCTCTAAACTTATGGTTAGAATCGCCTAAGAGATTAGTACCTAAGTCTTTGTTTCCTGCTCCAAGAGCTACACCTGCGTATAAACCTACATACTCGTTTAAGTTGTGAATATAATCAGCTTCAACACCATACGATACAGCGTTGCCCTCAGTTGTGAAGATAACATCGTCATCATATTTCTCTACTTGCCAGTAACCCAACACTCTTGCATTTTCAAACTGATATCCACCCTTGAAGCGAATAGCCTTAGAGTAAGTGTCTGCTTCTGCTGTTAAACCGCTTAGGTCTTGCTGTTAAACCGCTTAGGTCTGCTGAGATATCGACTTTACTGTGCTGTAAGTCTGCACCTACTATCCAATTTGCACTTACTATTGTTGTAAATGCGATTAATACTAATAGTATTTTTTTCATTATGCTATCTCCCAATCTTCCGCTAAAATATCTGCTTGTGAAGCTAACCACCCCATACAGATTGTATTTCCTGCTGTTTTCATAATGATGTAATCATCTACTGTTGCTTTGTTTTCGTTTTCTTCTGCAAAAGCTCTTGTATGAGGATTCCAGAATTGCTTAGAGTCTAAATCTTTAGTCCCTTTACCTACTGTTACCCACATATCTTTTCCATTCCACCCTCTTCTTGCAACTTTTTCACCACGCTTCATCGCTTCTATCGCCCATCCGAAACTGCCTAAATCACTCATACTTGCACCTCTTCTTCATCTGTGCTTTTATTGAATATAACGCACCCAAACTCTGCCTCAGCAGTTCTTCCGTCTCTTTTTAGAGATAACTTATTGACATAGCGTACAATAGGGCAGTTGTCGTAATGCTCACATAGCATACATACCTCATCTTCTTGTGCATCCTCTAGCGTGAATGGTGCTAATCCCTCTACTACTTCTTCTGACATCTTCTCTCCCTTTTTTTTTTGATTTAACCATTATAGCTTAAATTTACTTAATATTATAATTCTCCAAACTTTAACTCACTGCATACCGCCAAAGCACTTACTGTTGTCATCTCCATTAATTCTGCCATGCGTGCATTTGCGACTGTCTGTAATGGCTTTTTAAGCTTTTCTTCCAGGAGCGTGATTGATAAGTCGCCTCCAAACATTCTCAGTTCATCTAAATCCATTGCTGCGATTTCTCTTAGCTTTGATATCATTTGTGTTTTTGTCATTTAGTAGGTCCTTTTTCTCTCTCTTAATGGTTTTTAATATTGACAATTCGTCTAAAAAATCCTCCGTTACTGCAAATTGGTGAAATCCCTTGTCATCCTTGTAGTCATAAATAATCACCTCGTCAGCATTTTGCGCATCTTCAAATTCTATATGTTGAATATGGAAAAATTTGATTATTTTTTTCATCTCTTACCCCTTATATCTTCTATACATTTTCTCAGCAAACTCTGTCTGCTCGTCCATTGTGTATCGTTCTCTAAATCGTGTTGGATTCCCATGAGGGCTTAAATCAAAGCCATGATGATGATCCCAGCAAAGCGGAAGTATTAATTTGTCAATCCGCTTGTCTGTGCTGTCTCGTTTCAAGTGGTGCATCTCCACACCATATCTCACATTACACACGAAACATCTCGGCTGCAAGTCCTCATGTAAGTATCTTAGATATTCAGGCTCTTTTACTACCTCGTCATCTCTGAGTCTTGCTTTCTTTTGAGGTACTTTATACATCTTTAGCTTCCCATTTTTTGCATCCAAAATCTTCTTTTGTTTCAAAGTTTTCCTCAACCCAGCCGAAAGCCGAAGAGTCTACCATGTGAGACAGAAAGGGATGTTTGCATTTCATGTTGTTTTGATGCTTACAATTCCCACAAGTCCTTGATTTAAAGTCATCATAGATTTGATTGACAATCACTTCGCTAAATGACCCCTCTCCATATTTTTTCATTTCTTCTATTGCTTCTTCCCTAGTCATCACATCTTCCCTATCATTTTCAGCATATCATCTCTTATCTCTGAGAGCTTTTTGATATTCTCTTTGTGTTTGCTTGGGTAGATAATATCTATAAGTGCATCATCAATCTCTTCTTCAAAGTTGTAGCCTGTGTACTCTTTGGCTTTTTCTCTGATCTTAAAATAACTCTCGTCTATCATGTCCAGGTGAGATTGTATCTCTCCCATAAAATCTTCTAAAGCTTCTGAGGCTTTGTCCTCTTCTGCTAAATGTCTGTTAAGTGCTTCTGTGTTGGCACATCTGTTATCGTGTCTGCCCATCTTCTTATCCTTTGTGTTTCCCATAGTATAAACTAACTAATATAAGTTATAGCTTAAAGCTTTCAATATACTCTATTGCTTGTTTCGCTCCGTAACACACAAAACCGTCTGCATAATCGAAATTCTCTACAACGCTCTCTAAGAACTTTAATTGCTCAGGTGAGGTCTTGGTATGGCTGATAGATAGTTTTCCGCTTTTAAGTGTCTTTCTGGCTCGTTTAAGCTCTATAAATAGTATTTTGTTTGGAAGCATTACCACGACATCACTCACTCCTACTACTAAACCCTCTTTTTTCAGTCTTGCCATTTGTTTGGCTCTTTGAAGTGGAGTGCCTTTTAATACACTTCCATTCGGGACAGAAAAATGAAATATCTTTTTCAGTCTTAGCCATTGGATCAGCTTTTGTTGTTCTGTTGATTCGTTTGGAGGGTTAATCATGTCAAAAAATCCTCTCGGCTTAAAGCCCCAAACTCTCCACCTGTCTCTCTGAAAATAGTTTGATAAGCTGTTTCCATACATGCACAGAGATATAAAAACTCTTTGCCTTTGAATACTCTATTCCAAGATGTTCCTGCTTTTGTCTCTATTTTGTATTGCCTGTTATGCTTTAGTCTGTAAGTCATCTTTTTTCCTTCTCGATAGCTATTTTATTCATTGTATGCTCTAGGTTATGTTTTAGTATGTAATCATCATATGCTATTGCTGCATATTCTTTACTTAGAAAAACACCAATATATACACTTTTTTTGCCTACCCTTATTTGTGATATCCATTTGTTTTTGGTTTTCGATCTGCTAACTCCTCTGTATCCTGATGAATTAGTTGACATTAGTTTTCTTGTATTCCTCGCCTGTGTTTTTCTTGAAGCCCACCTCAAATTACCTCTCTCATAATCACAGTTATTATCAATTCTGTCTATTGTGAAACCTCTTCTGTGAGCGTTTGGGAGTGATTCTATGTGATTTATCCATGTTTGCACATTCTTAAACTCCTCAGATATTTTTATCCCTCTTCCTCCATAATCTTTATATTGGTGATGTTTAGAATTTTCACATCTGTGTTTTTCCATAGACCATGTGCCGTATAGCTTATGGTTTGACATTCCGTGAGTGCTTTTGTGAAGTGTGGTAGAGCATGATTTACATTTAGTAGACTTTCCGCTATTTACACTTGCTGTCATTGTTCTAAAGTGCTTGAAGCATATAGGACACTCATATAATCCATATCTTTGTTTTCTTTTGCTCGTTTCTTTAGGATACTGCATACCTAAATTTTTAATTAATTTCATTTGATTTTTTAACATTTGAAGCCCTCCAAGACTTATAATTTATGTGAGAGGTTTAATGCTTGGAGGCTTGTAGATAAACCTCTCACATAAACTTTCTACATTGATATTATAGCATTTTTTTTGATTCTTTAGCCAACTTGTCAATTTTAATCTTGCTGTTTGGTTTTTTGTCATCTCTTTATCCTTTATATTTTGCAAAAACAGTCTTTTAGTGGTTCATCACTAAAGTCGAATAGACTGCCTTGTTTGTCTGCTTTAATAAACTTTTTTTCCATGTCTCCACAAGATCTATATTCGTTAAACCATGTTCTATTTTTGACTTTCTTTATTTTAGATAGCTTTAACTCTACTTCTCTCATGTTCTCCCAAGTATCAGGAAAGTGCTTCCATACTTGATACCATGCTTTGTCGCTTTGTGCAGGGCATACGCTACACCCTGTTCTGCTGAAATAATTATAAAGAGGGTTTTGCATTTCTTGATTGATTAAATATTCTTGGCAGTTTCTCTCAGTCATTTTAAAAATATCTCTTAATGGATATTCATGTTTAATTAATTCTGTATCTTCTACATTTCTATCTTCTCCAAGAGTATATCCAATGTATTTAGTAATAGTTTTATTTTTAAATAATTTATCTAATGGCTTAACTTTACTTTCTCTTCTCCAATAGCATGGCTCTGCCCACACCATAGGAATACCCCTTGTATAGCCTTTCATGTCTCCACTATCCATAGTTCCAAAGCACCAATCTTCAAAAGTGCTTTCAGGAGTAGTAACTAGAACTTCTTTATCGTATCTCTCTTTAAAATATTTAATAACTTTTTCTTTGTATTGATACATCATTGGAAATTCCAACATTGTGTCTGTAAAGACTATTTCATCTACGGGATACCCATTTTTTAAAAGCAAGTCACACATCACTGTGCTATCTTTGCCAAAACTTATTGTCGCTATATATTTCATCTCTTTATCCTTAATCTCTCAATCGGATTAGCAATTTGTACACTATCCGTTGGTGTATATTTTAAAGCGTCTGTAAATGCTTTCATATTGAATCAATCATTTTTGAAAATTCTATATCTTTTGCTAACCTATCTTTCGGCTTATTGTCTGAAAGGTGCTTTAGATATTTATTCCAATTAGTTTTATCACTTTTTGAATGAGCATTTTTATGGCAGTCAATACAATAAACAGCTAAGTCTGTTAGCAGCTCCATGCCTATTCTCTCATAAGTCAAGTGATGCACTTCTAGCACTCTATATGACTCTAAACACCCCTCGCAAATACACTTTGCTTGTTTTAATTTCAATCCTTTTAAATGCTTCCATTCTCCAGAGTTTAAATACTCTTGATATCTAATGTCCATTATATTACTCCCATGTTGTATGTGGTCTCTTTTACTGCGATTTGTCTGTTTGATGGCTGTGAAGTGTATCTTTCGTTTTTGTCTTGGTATGAAGTCTCTACATTTGATATTGTTTTGCCATAATCATCCAGTCTTAAATGCAATACAAAGTTATTTTCGTCTTGTCTATTTTTTCTACACATTAATCTTCTAGCACTTGGATTCTTTTTATCTATTGTGTAAAATAGTGCTAAATCTGTATCGTAGAGCTGATCTCCACTTCCCTTAAAAGCCATTCGCCCTGTCTTGTCATCATCTTCGCTAACTTGATTGATTAAGAATATAATAATTTCATTCTCTTGTGTAAGCTTTGAAAGAGTGGCTGATATTTTAGAGAATTTCTTGTAGTCCTCTTTTTCATCACTTACCTCTATTTTCATTTTAGAATCAATTGCAAAGAACTTAATGCCTTTTTTTGTAGCACTTATTATCTCGTCCACTATGTGGCTTAACTCTCTGTTGTCGTTATGAATAAGCATATTTTGCTGGGCTTCTTTTGTATGAAGAGTTTTACTAAATCTTTGGGCTATTCTTCTATCTCCCATTTCAAAGTTAAAAAATAATACCTTATCGTATGTGGCGACTTGGCTCATAATTTCTATAACTAAGTGAGTCTTACCTGCAAAACTACTTCCTGCTAATTGGACAAAAGAGCCGATTTCAATACCACCATTTAGTGCAGCATCTAATGGAGCTACTCCTGTTTCATATCTTGGTATATTTGGTCTTGATTCCACTTCATTTATTAGATCAAGTGCTGTAATAGCTTTTGAAGCTATTTTATTATTTTTTCTAAGCTTATTTAATTGAGTCTTTTTATCTAATACTTTTGATTCTAACTCCCATTTCTCTCTACCCTCTGCATTATCAAACTCTATTGATAACTTTCTTATGTCTGATTCTAGTTGCTCTTTAAGCTTCAATACTTC